ACCTACATTTTTTGTGTTGGGTAATAATGTTTCATCCTCATATCCAGCAGCAGTATTACCACTTCCAAATTGTAAATCCATTGTATTATCTGAATTGACTTTAACTGAAAATCTTTTTGGAACCTTTTGAACTTCTAAAATATAAGGTATTGTATTTGAATATTCTTGTAATTCATTATTCATATTTGCTTGTTCAAAGAATATACTTTCTTGAGCTAAATAAGGAACTTCATACCATTTACTTAAGTCATCATCAACAACGGATGTAATTTCTATTATATTTTCATTGTTTATTGTTGCTGTTGGATAATTAATATCATTTGTATTAAATGTTATAGTTGTTGATATTTCTGTTGCTGAAATTGCTTTTACTTTTTTGGTTATTAAATAAAAAGTAGGAGTACCTGTTTGGTCTCTTTCATATACATCAGTTTCTCTATCCGTTGGATTTGCAAAATCAACAGAATCGGTTGTTCTAAATATTACATCAGTATCGGTAGATGATTGTATTTCCAATCCATCTTTAATTTTTAAATAATAACTTTCATCTGGTTGATTATCCGTTCCTGATCCTATTGCCGGAACCAATTGATAAATAGTAATAGTAGTAACGGCCGGAGATGTTGTTTTAGGTTTATACCCCATAGATTGTGCTAATGCAATGATATTTTTTCTTTCCGTTGCATGAGACAACATCGATTCCTTTAATTGAACATCTTGATAAAAAGATAACATATCTCCTATCGCAGCTGCCTGTTCAATGAAAACCATACCAGGAGATGATTCATTAAAATCTGAATAAGTGTTTGGAAAATATGTTTTTGTAAAGTCAATTAAATTTTCTTTTAATTGATTAAAATCTTTTCCAATATAATTTATATTTTTATTTAAATTCTTAATTGCCATTTTTTCTATTGTGTATTAACGATTATTGTTGTTGATTCTGATAAGTTTGGATTAGACAATAATGAAAATTTTATTTCTAAATTTATTATATGATTGTCTATATTATTATCATTCCAAATATAGTTTATTCTATCTATGTTTATGTATGGTAACCAACTTTTTACTGCAGATTCAATTGTAGATTCAATCCTGTTTTCAAAATCATCTGTTGAATGTATTTGTTCAAACAATAGATTATATATGTCACAACCAAATTCAGGTTGCATTAACCTTTCTCCTTTCCTTGTTAATATTAGATTTTTTAAATTATCTTTAGCTTGTGTTAATGTTGTATAGTTTACTGCAAATATACCACCTTTATTGGAACTTTTATTTATTCCAATACCAAGTATTTTGTAATCATTTTCAACTAAATCGGTAACATTTACTTTACCAAGCTCTATTGCCATTATTTAAATCTTTTAACTAATTCCGAATAATCTCTTGTCAATGCTTTTATAGTAGCATCTTGTAATGCATCTCCCGTTGATTCCATTTGTTGTGGAATATTTTGAGGTACATCTATACTTCTATAATCCATTGTTTCCCAATCATCTTCGATTGTTTGTTGTGGTTGAATCATATCCAACACACTACCACCACCTTGTCCACCCTCTACTCTTTGTGCAGATGTGAATGGTTGAGTCATATTCAAAATTTCATTTATCATTGGGTCTTTTGAAAATTCCCTTTGAGGTTTTGATGATTGTTGAATTGGTTGTTGTCTTTTAACCGGTGGAGGAGCAACTTCTGTCATCTCTCTTAACGATGGAGTAGATGGTTTTTTTTGTGAGTTTAATGTAACTGCACCAGATTTGATAAGCTTAACAAGTTCTTCTTTTACTTGTAACTTAACTTCGTTTTTAACAACTTCTTTAATTAAAGTTAATAAAATTTCTGATTTCATAATAATTGTTTTGTGTATGTTTTAGTAATAAATATTTGATTTTAATAATTTATCCAACAACTCTATAACCTGTCCAATTTATAATTGCAGGTGCAGGTGGCGCGGGTGGTGGATATTGTGCCATAACCATCATTGTACCACCAACTCCCATCAAATGAAACTTAGCCAGATTAACAAACGGATTTAAAAATATTCCAGATGTTACTGAAAGAATGAATGATGGTGGGATAAACCATATATTTGGTATTTTGGGTATTTTATCTTTAATCAAGTCATATGCCATTGCTTTTATTTCTTCTTTTGTTGGTGTCATATCCTTAATCATTTGTTTTAATTCCTTTTTAGTTGGAATTTTTGGTATAGCTATACCTGGTAGTTGTATTTCTGGTATTAATCCATTGATAGTATCTCTAACAAATTTCTTAATTTCTTCCTTTGTTGGTTTTTTTGGAAGATTATTTGCCAAATCAACGGCAGATTGTATTGCAGCGTATATTGGTGTAAGTATCGTTTCCTCTATTGTTTTTATAATTGTTTCTTCTATAATCTTTGCGGCCTCTTCAATTAATTTATTTTCTGCCTCTTTTATTATATCTTTAATTTTTGGTAATTCAGGAAAAGGAAATTTAATTGCCTTCTTAATTTGAGAACCTATTGATGGTTTTTTCTTTTTAGCTTCTAACCATTTTTTATAAACCTCAACTGCTTCTTTAATTATAGGATGATTTTTTATCTTACTATCTACTGGTTCTTTTTTTATTATTTTAATAACAGTATCATAAATGTTTACTTCACCAATTGGTGGAATATTTATAGTTTTTTCTTTTAAACCATCCACAATTTTTTTTAATGCATCATTTAAGGCCTTATGTATTGCAGCTGATGTGGCAAGTGATATTGGATTAGGGCCGATATTTTGTATAGTTCCAGGTGCAGGTGGAGTTGATGGCCAACCCAATGGTTTTAATAATGGATTTGGTATTGGTGCCATTTCTGCACCCAACCAATATTCATCAAACGCTGCAGGATATATTTCGGCCAATACATTAAAATTTTCACCACCCGATTCTCTTCCTTTTTTTAATGCTGCCTTTATTACATTTGCCATTCCAATAACATTACCATTCAAAACAGGAACACCATATATCATATCACCACCTCTTTTTATGGCACTATCATATTGACTTGCAATAAATTCAGCCGCAGCATCAGGGTCATTTGAAAATTGGAATGTTAATCCAGCCTTTAATACATTAACTGTGTATATAGTCCAAGACATTATTTATTTACTTAAAAAGTTTCTTGCAGAAAGAATAGATTTTAATCTACCTTTTATTGATTTAAAAGCCGTAGCGTTTGTTGGGCCCGGAAATGTAGGGCCAAATGAAGTAGCGTATATTTGTTGTGTTATTTCATCTATTAAATCTTCTAATATTTTTATGAGTTCACCACCCATTACCATTTTTTGAAAATCCTCACCCGCTTTACTTGATGTTGGTTTCATTCCACCCAACCAAACATTTCCAGTACCATCCGTTTTCAATATAATATTTCTATTTGTTTGTAGGGTTATGTTATTATTACTATGAATATGTGAATCACCAATAGAGTCAACTGTAAATCTACCATCGGTAATTATTCCAGTATTGCCTTTACCAAAGATAATAAATTCATTAGCTTTTGCTGATAAAATAACCCTATCGGAATTTATTGTTAATTGGTCACCTTTTAATTTATCAGAAGATGGGTAATCTTTAAATGCAACTTTTTGTTTAACAATTGTTGGTTTAAATTTAGTATCAACTTTACCAGATGTAATGTATATAGAGGTTCCGTCTTTATTTATATCTTCTTCAATTAATGTTCCAATATTTTTAGAATCTAATTCGGGATTTTGTCTATTTCTTAAATAAATTCCAGGTGAGGATGTTTTATCATCAGTTAGGAAAAATTCACTAAAACGAATGGTGTTACCCACTCTACCACTTATAATTGTATCACCTTGTTTTGGTTTTAAAAACTTAATGTTTTCGTTTACCTTATATGGATTATCTTTTTCAGGAACATTAGAATTTTTTGTAGTAGATGTACCTGTTTGTTTTGTGGTATTGTATTGTTTATTTTTATCAGCCGTGTTTTCTTCTTGTATCTTATATTCGGAGAACTTTTCCGTTGTTTTGTAATCTTGTCTGTAATTTGGATATAAGGTATTACTATATGGTAAATAAAAGAAATCGTTTTCTATTTGAATAATAATCACCGTTTCACCAACTAAAGGGAATGTAAAATTATTTTTATCAAATGGAAATGCATGATATAACTTATCTACTGAGAAGGTATCATCTTGTTTAAAATCAATTGCACCATAATATCTTGTATCCGTATTAGATAACTTATCATTTTTATTATATAAGACCAATGTGTCTGATATATTACCTTCTTCTCCTTTTTGGTATTCTAAAAAATCTTCTTCGGTTACATATACTTTGACAACCAATGATAAAAATGCATTGAAAGTTGATGATTTTTTATTACTAGATTCATTGTAATTTGTTACATCAAACATTATAATTTAGTTTTAATTTCTTCAATTTCTATTTCTAAATCACCCATTTTTTCTTTTGTTTTTTCCTCTACCGCATTTATGGTATCTTCCATATCTTGTAGTAATTGTGTTTTTTCATGTTCACTTAACCAACCATCCTCTCCGATACCTTTGGCTTCTGCAGCTGCAAGTCTTTGAGCAATAGTTGCAAGTTTAATTAAGTGGTCATCGTTTTTAACCGATACCTCAATTAAATCCTTTATAATAGGAGCAATCACAGTTGCTTCTCCTACATTTTTAATTAATTTACGAAGAGATTCAATCAATTCGGAAATGTTTTTCTTTTTGTTTAATTGATTTTCGTATATATCTTTAAATAATGATGATAAGTTTTTACCATCAAATAATTGAAATTCGTTAGCCATTATTAGTTTTCTTTATTAATTAATTTATTCACCTTTTCTTTATCCTCTATTGAAAGATTTTGAAACCAATCGGTATCTAAACTTGTCCAACTTCTACTTTCTTCCAATATTGGCAATCCATCATCATCACAATTCATTATGCCTAATGAACCTGCCCAACAGTTTATAGATTCCAATTTAATCATTGGTTCTTTCATATACGTTTATTTATAATAAATATTCTTATATTATAAAGTTATATTTTTATATCACCTTCTCTATCAAATTCATTATATAACTCCATTTGTCTTTCTTTCATTTTGTTGACAACTTTAGTAATATAATGAGTGGGGTGGCCTGTCATCTCTCTAATAAGTAGATAAAGTGATTTTTTATTAAAATTTTCTATATAATTTGCTCTTCTAAATAATTCCAATACTGAATCTGCAATTTGCATATCTCTTTTCTTTGGAAAATAGTTTTCTAAGTGTTTATCCCAATACTGCAACATTCTAACATTAAAAGTTCTATGTTCGTCATTCCTCTCCTCCTCCCTAAAATTATTTTCAGTATCAAATGAATCTGGTAATCCTGACATTACATCGGTATCTTTATATCTTTTATAATTTGCGTTATTATTTAGAATAAGATAATTTCTTGCAACAATAGTAAAATAACTAAATGCTTTACCCTTACCGGCTTTGTACATATGAATTTTTTCAATCATAAATGCAACAACCTCTGACATTACATCTCTTGGGTCATCATCAAAGTAAGTAAATTTCCATTTATTATAAACTATCTCTGCAAG